ACTTACAAAACCACCTCTTGTAGTTTGTGTGGCAGAGAATATAGGTACATCAATCTCTACGGCAAGACCTCTTAATTCTTCTGCGATTGATTTGATGTAAGTATAACTATTCACATTTGCACCTGCCTTAAATCTAGCACTAGCACAAATATTTAAATAATCAATAAATACGATATCTGGTTTAAATGATTTCTTCATTGCAAGTTCACTCAATAGATTCTTGAAGTGACCTGTGTGAGCAGACGCAGTAGGATATTCTTTGATGATTAACTTACCTGAAGTCTTACTTTGTAATTTGTTTATCTTTGTTTCATACATTGTGTATGGTAATTCTTCAAGATCACTCATACCTACATTCAATAGATTAGCATCTATTCTTTCGGCAATTCTTTCTTCTGCCATTTCCATAGTAATATATAATACATTCTTACCTTGAAGTAATACAGATGAAGCAAGGTGTGTCATAAACATTGTCTTACCGACACCTGTACCTGCAAGACAAATATTTAAAGTCTTACTTGGTATACCACCTCTTGTAATCTTGTTAAAGAAATCTAAATCTAATTCTAATCTTTCTTCTTTCTTTTTATAGAAGTCATATCTTTCTTGTGACTCTAGTAAATAATCATGCCCAACTTTCTGATCAAACGATACACCTAAAGCACCTGATAACAATTCAGGTAGATACTCTGGAGTATGTTCTTTATCTTTGCCGTCTAGTATTTGAATACCACCTAATATCGCATTATGTATGGCACGATCTTTACAAAACTTTTCTGTTGTTTCTAATAACCATTCTGTATTTACTGGTTCTTTATCTAATGTAGATAATATATCTGTTATCTTTTTATATTCATCTTCATTAACATTCTTATTAGAGTTAATCTCAATAGATAATGCTTCTTTTGTTGGAAGACTATTATACTTGTCAACAAATTTATAGATTTCTAAAAATAATAATCCTTCTAATCTGTCAGCAAAGTATTCTTGTTTGATGAAAGGTAAAACTTTTCTAGTATATTCTTCGTTATGAATTAAATTACTTAAAGCTGTTTGTTCAATTCTTGGCATTTAGTTTATCTTCTTTTAGTTTTTCATCAATCAACACAACAAGTATGTCACCGATATGGTTAATAAATTCTTGACTATCAATATCTGCTTCAATATTATTCTCTATTATATCATAATCAAACTGCATGGGCAAGCTACCGTCAGGTCTTTTTTCAGACTCAGGTCTGAACCCAACGGCACCGTACTTATAAACTATTGATGAAAATGGACCACTAATTAACTTCAATGCCGTAAAGTCCTCTCCAGGTTTCTCTACGAACACATAGTCTTCCCTATGTTTAGGGTTAGTCGTCTTGTGTAGTTTCGGTATCTTCTGCTTCAACTCCATCTCCATATTTAAACTCTTTACTACATACTCCATCTAATTGTTCTAGTATTTCTTTTGTGAAGTATTTTGTCGGGTCATTATTAATTGTCTTACCAAATGTTTTTGATCCGTCTGGTAATTCAATTCTAGTAGAAACTTGTTTAAATATATTATGTTTTAAAGCCAAGTCTAGTAGACCGTAGTATCTATCCAAACCTTTGTCGTAGGTTAATCTAACATCTACGACTTTGTTTTCTTTGGTTAATCTTGATTTATAGTTCTTACAATGTATTATATTACCGACTATCTCCGTACCATCTTTCTCTTTTCTTTTAGATAGATATACGATTGATGAAGCGGCATACTTTAAACCTGAACCACCACCCATTTCTTTTTGTGGGAACATTGATCCGATAACATCATAAGTGTGATTAGTAATTATCAAAGGCACTTTTGCCTTACCTAATTTTAGTGTCAATACTCTAAAGGCAGCTTTAACTATTTGTGCCCTTGTCATATCTTTAGTTTCTTTACCTGCCTGTGTATCTTCCATTTCTTTTGTAGTAGATAACATACCTAAACTATCTAATACTAATAATAATGGTTTTCTTTCTTTGACATTTTGTTCTATGTATTTGTCAAGCACAGTAAGTGATTGATGTCTAAATTCTTGTACAGTAGTCACTGGCATTACAACCATTCTACTACTATCAATTCCTCTTTCTTCGATTATGTCTTTTGTAATCGCTGATTCTGATTCAAAGAATATAACACCACCGTCAGGATTCTTGTCAAGGAAGTTTTTACACATACCTAATACAAAGAAAGTTTTACCTGTAGCACTTTCACCTGCAATTGCTGTTATTTTGTTTGATGGCAAACCTCTATGAATTGAGCCGCCTAATAATGCGTTGAATATATATGAACCTGTATCTATAAACGAATCTACATCACCTGAAGCACCGTCTGATACTAGACTGGCATATTCATTACCAGTTTCTTTTATTATGTCTTTTAAAAAATCACTCATTAATTATCCTCGTTAGTTTCATTATGTATATTATACACTATTTATAAGTCCTGTCAAGCAAAGAATTCATCTAAATTTGCTTTTCTTGAATTTTGAAACAGATCAAAATTCTTATCACCGAAACACCACACATTCTCTATAAAAATTTTATTCATAAAGTCTGCCTTTGCTTTATCATCTGCAAATAGTTTATCTGATTTAGGTCGTTGCATAATTCTCATACCGATCTGGCCTAAAAATTTATCTTTCAATCTATTCACAAGTTCATCACTTGATCTATAACGAGTACCTTTGATCTTAGGATCCATGATATTCACAAATAAAAACTTTGATACTGCCATTGATTTTTCTGCAACAGGTAAATAGAAGTCATCACGCCATTTCTCATACTCATTGAATTTAGACCATGATTGATCTTCTTGAAACTCACCGCCTTTGTTATATTCTTCTGTTGAGAAATAAGGTGGAGAAGTAAATGCCACATCTATCGGTGGTAGTTTGTGATATGGCAAGTCTTCTGCACCACATCTCCATATCGTTACCTTCTTTGGTTTAGAGAGTAATTTATTATACTTTGATATCTGTTGTGTATATCTAGCATATGTATTAGGATTAGGATCACAACCATAGTATTCTTCAGCGTCACTAGCAAAGAAACCTGCAAGTCTATCACCCCAACCACAACTTGTATCTAATACTGTCTTGGCATTTGTCATTTGATATATTGCTTTTGCAACAACAGGTTTAAATTGTGTTGCAATATATGTACCTAGTCTAAACGCACTCATATAACTTGAAGCATTTAATTCACCACCAACTAGTTTTTCAGTTGTCGATCCATCAAATTCTGTAATAGTTTTTTTCTGAACATTATTGATACCTCGCCATATAGGACCTAAACATTTCCATATGGCATATGCGTCACCATTTTCCCATACTTCTTTAGGTGCTCTGAAACCATAACTACCACATTCTAATCTCAAATCTTGCATAAAATAATTAGATACATTGTTGTAGGTACTAGGACCGTTAATCAGACCTAGACCATACTTATCATAACTGTATTCATAATCATCATACTTCTCAAAGATTTCTTTCTCGACTTGTTCTTTAGGTGTACATATAGAGTTTGTGTTAAAATTCTTTAGTGAATTGAAACTATCTCTCATGTCATCCTCAGATATTTCTTTTAGAGGAAATACAGGTCGTTCAGTTGCAATATAGTCGGCAAGATTCTTTCTCATATCTTCTTTACCGTATTCTGCGTTCATTGATTCAAATGTCTTATTATCTAATACAGGTAACTTATCATCACCAGCAGCGTCTAATAGACGTTTATATAATGTATTATTACGAGTATAGTCTTTCATTATCTTCCTTTTGATTTATAATATTTGTATAGTTTAACATAAAATGCAAAACACTTTGGATAGTTTTCTGGATTTTTTACAGTTTCAAACATATCTATAAACTCTTGTATTTCTTCTTCAGTCATTTAAAAAAACTCATCTAAAGTTGCTTTCTTTTCAAAGTCCCAACCAATTGCATTTACAATAAATCTTAATGGTTCTAAAAATGACTTTGTAAACATTTCATCATAATCAATATATTGATGTAGTTTAAATTCTTTTGGCAGTTTACTAGAGAAAGATATTACATTTTCTCTCAATGTATTAGGTTCTTTCAATGCAATAAACTTAATCTTATCGCCGTCTTGTATTGTTTCATACTTTGATAGTTTATGTTTCTTCAATAGATTATTATAAAGTAAAGCACCTCTCACATGAATAGGTGTTGACTTTTGATATATATCTTTTGTTGAAGAATACTTTTTAAGATTATTACAACTTCTAGGATAAGCAATATCTTCAGGTGGTAACTTCTTAAAGTGTGTTCTAAAATTTTCTATAAACTGAATCAATGTGTCTTGATCTTTATTCATAATTACTTTTAATGCCTCTTTAATCTTTACACGACAAGGTGCAGGAGTTGAAGACTTGACTGCCTCGATACCCATGATCTTTAGTTTAGGTTCTTTCAGATCAAGACCTTCTTCGTTAAACACATTTAGAATATATCTTTTCTTTGCAGTCCATATGCCTTTGTTGGCAATCACTTCTCGTTTCATAATCATTTTCTGATCATAAGCACTTACATACTTTGCTAGTTTAGCAAAACTAGAATCAATAAATGGTTGTAGTTTTTCTTCACAAAATTTATCTAATACTTTTACAATCTTTCTACTATCAGATTTATCTTTAAATATCTTGTTAACCATTTCACCTAGTTTGATATAGATAGAATCTGTATCAGACGCAACAACATAGGTAACATTTTTAGTGCTTAATAGTTTGTTTAGATACTCATTTACATCACGTTCAATCCATCTGATAGTCAACTGACCTGCCATAGTGATACCTTCAGCGTGTCTTACATCAAAGTATCTAAAGTATTGATTACCTATAGCGCCGTAAGCACTATTCAAGGCGATCTTTCTTGCAAGTTGAATATTATAATTAGAAGATATCTCATTCTTTAATCTCTCATCACCAGTTTCTTGATACAATGCCTTTGCCTTTGCCATCTTGTTCTTATACATGACACGCTCTTTGTAAAATGT